ATTAGGGAACTTACCGCTGATAAGAAGACGTTGTTCTGAATTCTCAGAAGTGTCAAAGTTAAATGTTACTTTACGATCACCGATTTTCTGGGCAATGTAGTTTGGACTGGTAGGATTTAAGTCGCATCCTGTGTATGATTCAATGACACGAGTTGATGTGTCAGTATCATGCAGTTCACGAAGGAGCACATCAAAAGTTCCGTATAAATTCTTCGGATCAGTTGATGCTTTAATATTTGAAATTGAGATCTTGAAGCTATCGTTGCTAACAGCGCCGTCAGAGATAGTCTCAAAGTGAAACAAGTCGTATTCCGTGGTGCCGTATGGCTGCGAGATAAAGCTTGTTGTTCTAGGAGAATTAAAACGTGTGTCATAACGACCAAAATTTGACAGATAGCTAGATGAACCTGAAGCAATCGCAATCTGACCATCTCCGGAAGTATCAACAGTGACAAGTTCATCTTCAACAGGGAAATCTAGATAAAGCAGATGCTGCTCTTCTTGGAACTTGCGAGGATCAGTGTTAAAGACTTTACCAAAATAATCATTTGCATTCGGATCAAGTGAAGCAGTCATCATTCTGACGCCAGCAACTCCGTCGGTCGAAGTATATGATGAACCAATTGAGGAAGAGATTGCCAGCTTAAACTTCTTGTAAGTTGAAGACGATGAGTTCGAGTCAACAGATGCGACGTCTTTGATAGTTGCGCCGGTGCCGGTCCACTGTGAACCTGCACCTGTCATGTCCAGAACCATGCCGCGTGAGCTTGTCGGGAACATCAAAACACCACGAACAACGTTGATCGTGTCAGCAGTCGTCGGGTTGAAGCTCGGATTATCACTGAAAACTGGGAATCCGCGCCACTCTGATGGCGTCGAAGTGTCTGCAGGAAGCACGTGTCTTGCAACAAGGAACTGCACGGTGTTTGCGACACGACCGTCAGCAGCAACCGTAGCTGTGGAACCAGAAAGCTTGAATCCTGCATTCAAGACAGTTCCGTTAGTCAAAGTAGTTGCAAAGTCTGTGCTGTTGGCATTTGAACCAGCACCTAAGACTCTGATAAATGTTAGAGCGCCTTTGTGTTTCAGCCATTCATTGGCCGCATATGTTGCAGGGTAATTAGAATCAAGTCCACCGAAGCGGGCCTGATAATCAGAGAATGATGCAACAGTTGTTGGCACGAATGCCGGACCGCCTGCAGCAGCTCCAATAAATCCACCAGGAACACCAATAGGCTGGGTTCCCGGTGCGGTGAGTTCAATCTCCTGTTCAAAGAAACCAGGCGAGCGAAATGTTTGTTCAGACATTAGTATTGCTCCTAATCTTTTAGGCTAGACAAGGTTAAGTATCACGTAAGAACTGAAACCGTCAAATCATTTTAAATCTTTGTCAGATTTAAAAGTCTTTGTTAAGTTGGTCAAGATCTGCTCTCCGTGAACACTGGCGACATTTCTTACCTTGACCATAGCATCCATTGGCTTTCCGGTCATGGGGTCCTCTGTGAGCTTCCTGGAGGTGCTGGTGACCATGATTGATGATGACTCTGTTTCTCCTACCGCAGTCGTTAAAGAATCAATTGAAGATGCACTTCCTTGAATACCACCGGCGGCTGTTTCTGCTTGACGATCTGCTCGATATCCAATAGCTTCAGTGATTCTTGGATCATCGATAGTAGAAACGCTATCTAGCAGCCGAGCGTCTATTCTCATATCATCAACATTTCCAGTTGATTTCTGTTCTTTGACACCATCAAAGAATCCAAATGAGAATTGTGTAGCTGAAAGCGTCCGTCTGAGACCATTAGGCATGCCAGGTGATGAAGGCAAGATGATGTATGCCGGGACAGCGATGGTCATCGTGTGCTTAATTGTCCTCTCATCTTCACTCATATTATCAAAAGTATTTTCAGATGAGATTGCAGGCTCAAACGTAGCGTTGAACCAGTAACCTGCTGGGGTCTCAATTCTATAAGATCGTGCCCTAACATTATGATAGCTGCTCATGATGGTCGTCAGTATCTCATTGCTATGCTGCATGAACTGCGTCCAGATTGTGACTTCATATGTAGCTGTAAAAAACTTTGGAACTGGGATTGAGATTGTCTCATAAATGCCGCTTGAGAGATTGGGTTCAAGCAATCTTCCTCCTGCAGCTCTGCCTGGACGATCTTGTGATTCTCTTCTTGAACCTGTTCCAGGCGAACCGACAGACTCAAGTCCCATTGCATTGACTATCCTTTGATAAGCTGGATCTTCTTTTGAAAGTCGTCTGCTAATATCAATAGTTCCAATGTCTCCCATCTCAATAATTTTCTGGGCTTGCTGCTCAATACCGCTTCTGCTAATTGCTATCAAGGGAACAATAATGGCGCCATTCTTATCACGTAGAGGATCTTTTCTTCTGGTAATCGCGAACCGTTCACCTGTAGCAAATATAACAGGAACTTTCTTTGCGCTACCGTCTTTTTGCAGGCACATTAATGGGATGTCTTTGTCGAACAAGTTGAACAAGGCTCGATCAACATCTTCAAGTCCACAAGATGGAATGCTAAAATTGTCAGGGACAGCACTACCTTCATAGCCAAGGTTTATTGACTCTCGACCGTATCGCTTGCCTGTGTTATATCTGGTGCTCATTCGTCACCATAGAAAGATGAGTTGATACCGTCTGGTACAACTTTTTTAGGGCCAGTAAGCGGTGCATCCAATTTACCGTCGGCTTGTAGCTCTCGCCTGTCTGCGGTCTCTCCAAGCTCGTTTGTTGCTGCACCGCGTTGTTGCACGAACGTGTCTTGTATGACAGGCTCTGTTTCCAAAGTCTGAGCAGCTGGACCTTGCGACATCTTGTCGATAAGATCTGACCTGGCTTGCTTTCCAACCAGTTTATATCCTGTAACGTGTTCTACTTGGCCGAATATCTTGCTGATTGTAACAACTTGCACAATCTCAAAGAACACTGAACCATAAGACATAAAATCGCCAATTTTCATTCTTAAGTCTTTATCAGTTAAGTCCCTTGCGTGAACTCTCGCCTCAATCGAATGAAACTTTTCATTACCAAACTTGGTAGTCTTTACTTCTCCAGGTGACCACTCAACAAGGGCATCAACTTCTATAGGAGTATCAAAAACTTTTTCAGTGGACTCTTCATAGACATCATGGACGGATGTCACATCCATTCTAACAGGATAGTAAAATATCTTTTGACCAATAACGTCTTTGATGATTTCTTTTGTAAGGTCGCTAATGAGGTCTAGCTCTCTCGGTGTTATGAAAAGACGGGCCATTTGTTATCCTATTGTGATGACACGACCCATCGGGATCGGGACTGCTTTCAGGATTTTTTGAAGATTATCAACTTCTGCCGCTTTGACTTCAATCAATTTGTTATATGTCATTGAGTCAAGCATCTCTTTGAGATCTGCCCTAAGCTTTTCTTTTTCTTCTTTGGCGGTGCTTTTAAGGTCAGAGCCGTCAAGTGTCAAGTCACCGCCTGGAATTGGCACGGTGCTAAACTTTGATCTGATCATTCCGAGCAGCTCGCGGCTTAATGCTAGGGTATATTGTCTAACCCACTGCCGAGCCATGGAATTGACTTTAGAATAAACAAAATTACCAAATGGAACATTAGACAGATTCGAAACACCGCTAATAGATGCATCTGGTATTGCAGGATTCATTGGGTTCGACTCAAAACTGACTCTGACAAACAGCTTCAGCGGATTTACAGCGGTTGGCGACGGGAATATTCTAATCTTTGTTCCCGTGATACGATAGCTGTAGTTTGAGCGACGAACCCTGTTAGAGATGCTCATCTGGCCTCCACGAAGAATGTCTTCGAAGACCGGCAGAACATAGAAGACGGTCTCAGGAGTGAATGACTCGAATGAGAACTCGTTGTTCAAGTAGTTAATGGCTGATGTAGTATCAAAGAATCGATAAGCAGCTTGAGGATTAAAGTGAAAGACTTCCATAATTCTCATCTTTCTCTTCTCAGGATTCAAAGATGAGCTAACAACTGGAATTCCAGTGCTTGGATCTAACAAGTCAGTGTATAGATCGTAGTCTTGAACATTCTGCTTCAGAGAAATTGCTCCTGAAACTGAATTATATGATCCTCCGAGGCCAGCCTCCACGGCATACGGCTCAGCCAGGCGAATCACATAGTTAAGAGTGTCTCTTGGAAACTTTTGTGTCGACTCATCGAGGCTGCCGGTCTGCATTCCGAGCAGTGACAAGAGCTGACTCTTGGCTTGATACTGATTTATGAGGGCGCCGTACTCTAGAAATGATTCTTCAAAGCAAGCCCAAATCTGTTTCTTTGTTAGCTCAACTGAAAGAACATCATCGCCAAGCTTGCGCTTAACAAATGTAACCATTGCATCTGCTTCTGATTGAAACAGCGCATCAGAGTCAAAGAAACCGAACGGCGTTGGGTTCAACGTGCTAGTAAAGGTGACTGACATCTTACATCTCCAGATGTAAATAGGATGATGTCAGCTATTTCCTTTCTAAGTTCTCCCAAAGATTCGCTAGAATTGACTTTCTTTGTCTGCTATCTTTGATTTGACCATATTCAGCTTTCAAAATAGACCAGTACTTATCTTTCATGCTGTCGCTAAGTGTCTGTGGGACAAACATATTAAATGATTCGTGGTCATTATCATTTAAAAAATTACGAACTTCAGTTCCAGAAATTTGAATTGTTTGACTTCTCGGAATCGGAACTTGCACAAACTTTTCCATGGCCAATGGATCTTTGACCATTGCTGCAATCTTGTCTACTGAAAATTTGCCTACAGCATCTTCGTCATCTGTGTAGAAGAAAAATTTGCTAACAACGTTCTTTAATGACTTTATCTTGTGCACAGCAATGCTAAGCGGTGACTCAGAGCTTATGATTAAAGTTGCATTTGGAAAATCTTTATAAAACTGTGGTTCAAGCACCGCTTTCCATGCATCAATCATAACTCCTGCCGGAAGTTCATCGCGGCCCGCAGACGACGTAATGATAATGGCCTCATCACATTCTTTAGCTGCTCGACCAATCATTTTCCAATGACCATCATGAACTGGCTTTCCTGCCAATACAAAGATACCGATTGTAATCCCGTTCTGGGTTCCAATCTCAAATCTCTTCATCATTATATTCTTGGCTGTCAGAAAAAGATCTTCTTGACGTTGAATCAACAGCTTTGGATGCCGGAGCGAAATGACTCGATTAGTAATTGCCGCATTAAAGTAGCATTTTTTATGAAGTGCTTCAAAAGCTGCATTAAGATCATCTTCATGAATATTTCTGTGCTGGTTTGGAGCGATATCAGAAGAAACTTGATCGGCAATGGCAATAATTCCATCCCAATATGCTTGCTCTTCTTCTGGGGCGTTGGCTCGATATTTCAATTTAACGGCGCTACGCACATCAAACGAATGTTGATCAGGCCTTAGCGCCTTATAAAGGGCTTTTGTTATCGATGTCTTAAAAACTGATCCTTCTGCGGCTCGAGATTCATCATCGTCTGCTTCAGAAGACAAAGAAGTATTGAATTTTGAGAAAATTTCATAAACTGCATCAATGATTTTAAGCGGCCTGTCTTGAGAACTATCATTGTAAGCTTTTTTAAGCGTGTCTGCTGAGTCAGCAAATCTCTTTTGAATCTCTACGCTGCGGATTCCTTCACCAAATTTCATAAGGTTAGCAACACTTCCTTCAAAAAGAACTGGATAAGTTCTGAAATCAAGAATGCTTGCGTATTCTTTTAGCTTGTCATCGTCATCAACAGGCGAAATATTTGAGACAAGCTGCGCCCTTGTTACTTTATAGCGAGATGGACCAAAAAGTGTCAGAAATATGCCGTGCTTTTGTGGATAATCACGTGTGATTGTCGGCTTTCGTTGTACGAACTCTAAAAAGAATTCCGTTCCTTGCGGGATTGAACCAGTGTCTTTGTGAATTCTTGCCATGTGGCTATGAATAAGTGAATACTGCGCCGTTCCAGAAGAAGTTGATCGCACTTCTTCTTCACGCTTTTTAAGATCTTTTATCTCACCTGAATAAATGATGTTTCCCTTGTAAGCAATATACCAATTCTTGGCATAGTCTGCAGGATCAAACTCATTGTTTCGGCGAATAAGCGTGAGTTTTGTTCCATCGATCTTTTCAACGATCTTAATGCTTGGATCATCGATAAATGCTTGTGCTTTTAGCCGATCATTTGCCCGAGCTCGCGGGGAGGCATCAGGCCTGACCATTGCTTTTCGAAGATCTTCAATTGAAATGTCTGTTGCCACTAGAACTCCTTATATGACTTATTATATCATAAAGAGCCTACGGTTGCACAGGTTCAGTTATTGGCCTCTAATGATTTCAAAAAGTCGCTTTTTGGAATAAAAGAGTGATTCATTAGTCCCAGGTGATTCATCGTCTTCTGTGAATCCTTCTTGTCCTCTAACTTTGTAATTTTCATAGAAAGTTTTCTTAAGCTCTTCAATATCAACCGTTGATGCTTCGGCTTCAGGAAGAACTCTTCTAAAAACATCAAGAGCAGTGTCTTTGACCTTTAAGTCTTCAGCTGGATCAGTGGCAGATAATTGCTGTGAACTGTAACCAAAGAACCTAAAAACCAATCCTTCATAAATTTTAACAATATCTTGCGGTGATTTTCTATCTTTCAATAATTTAAGGACACCGGTAAATGAACCAAAATTTTTTAAATCTTGCTCAGTGGCAGGTGGCTCTTTTCCAAACAACCCAATAAAAATCTCATTAAGATCTGTAGTGACGTCCTCGCGCTCGGCACGCTTGAGTTTTGCGTACACATCTTCACCATCAAATTGCCAATCAAGCTTTTTATATTTGCTAGACATCCCAGTCATAAGATCTATACTTGCGAGTGGTCCGAGACGAGCTGGCACCATTGAGGCGGCGGCAATCTCTTTTCTAACTTGATCTTCAGCTTTCTTTCTTGCGGCATCAGGATTCTGTTTCTTTGCTGCCATCAGCTCATCAAACTTTTGTTGAACTTTTAATTCGATTTCTTCTGCTGAAGGAGGAACGTACTTCTTGCTAGCTTTCATCTTAATGCGTGGTTGCGCGGCAGTTGCAGTTGGAGTTGCCTCACGTGCATTTTTAGGAGAAGGATAAGCGGCAGAGACAATTGAAAAGATTAACATCTTATGTGCAACGCCCTTGACGCCTAACTTTATATCATCCCATGATGAAGAGTAAGCAAACTTAAACCAAGGTGTTGGACGACCGCCAGAGTATGCAGATGACTCAAAGTCAATCTGAAAGAATGTTTCTCCTTCGCCTTCAGGGGCATTAGGATCCCATGTATATGCAAACAAAGCATTGATCTGATCAAGTCCTTTGGTAGTCTGCTTGTTGTGACCAATATAAGTGATCTTGTCAGTTAGTTGTTTGTCTTCAAGCCGAGTTAGCATCTTATAAAGATCGATCGTTTTGTCTGACGGCGTTGTTAAGTCAATATCACCAACAGCTGGTTTAAATTTTATGAATTCTTCGTCTGATAGCACCTCAGGAGGAGCAAATAAGTGAGCTGAAGATCCATTAAATGCAAATCCAGATGTCAGCAACTCATCTCGCTGTGAAGCATCCCAAAGTGGCACGCCATAATCACGATTAAATTCGGCATCAATAACTTTAAGCATTTTAATGACATCATTACGAAGCTCTTGACGTTTGATCCGGCCAGCCTTGAGATCAATCTTATCAGCATAAGCATCTCGGCCTTTTCTTTTTTTAACTTGTGCAGGGCTGATAGTATTGCCAGTTAATGGATCACGGACGAGAGCGCGTGTGTTTCCGCCTTCAACAAGCGAAGTCTTTGGGCCAAAAATGAATGTTGCGATGCTAAACATATCGATAAGTATCATGATCAAAGTAAGACATTCATTTAATATCAAATAAAAATGGGGCACCCTTTCGGATGCCCCAAGTTTCATCTAACTCGCTCTTTCAAGCGAGCGATCAACTAGATGATGTTGAGATCAAGGAC